TGGGGGTGGACGTTGCCAGATTTGGGGATGACCAAAGTGTTGTTAGTTTTAGACGCGGAAGAGATGCGAGAACTATTGAATGGTCTAAGTATAGAGGACTTGACACCATGGAACTCGCAGCTAGGGTTGCTGAACACGTTAGAACTAACCAAGCGGACGCGGTATTTGTTGACGGTGGAGGAGTTGGCGGAGGCGTAGTTGACAGACTTAGGCAGTTGCGTGTTGAAGTGATTGAGGTTAATTTTGGTAGTAAGGCTGAAGATGCCCGCTACAATAATAAAAGGGCAGAAATGTGGGGGAACATGAAGGAATGGCTTCCAACAGGGGCAATACCAACTGATAGGGAGCTCACTGATGACTTAATTGGCTTAGAATATAGCTTTACGCCTACAAATAAGGTACAGTTAGAGAAGAAGGAGGACATGAAGCGGCGTGGATTGTCTTCCCCTGATCTTGCTGATGCCTTAGCTTTAACATTTGCATATCCTGTTGCACCAAAGGGGATGGCTGGACATAGAGGGGAATCAGCAAAGAAAAGAAGGGAATATAACCCATACGCAAAGAAGCTATAGGCGGGATTGGCAGGATGCCAACTAGAGCATGGAGGCTCAACAGATGAATCTTTTAGACCTTACCGGTATTTTAATGTGTGGAGGGGGATCACCGCCAGCCCCAGTTGCTAGAGTTGCACCACCACCACCACCGCCACCACCACCTGCCCCAAGAAAACAACCACAAAAAACAGTATCTAAAAAACCAGGTGATGCTTCTAGTGGAGCAAGCACCCCAGGCCCAGGTAGTAGCTTTGGTGGCACATTGCTAACAGGAACTCAGGGTATTGGGGATTCAAATATAAACATTGGGGCTAGTTTACTAGGATAGGGGGGATTATGTGTACTGGTTTTGAAATTGCTATGATATCTGCTGCTGTTGTGGGGACCGGGACGGCTGTGTATTCAGCAACACAAACACCTGATTTTGGAAGCCTAGAGCAACCACAACTCCCAGAACAACCAAAATCAGAAGTGCAACAGGTTAGCAAGGAAGCTGACAAACAAACCGCCAATGCAATTAGGTCTGCTAGGATGAGGAAAGGGATACCCCAGCCAAACACATTACTGACTGGCCCAAGTGGTATTGCAGACGAAACACTTAACCTAGGTGGGTCAAGACTTGTATAAGCACATGGAGACACAATGGCTATAGAAACACTTAAGGGCGTCAAACTCACAGAAAAGTATGAACGTAGGCTTGGTAGGCTCAAGCTAGAACGTGAATCGTATGTTTCCCACTGGCGTGACCTGACCGACAATCTACTGCCAAGGTCTGGGCGCTATTTCCTGGAAGACAGGAACAATGGTGATAGAAGGAACCGTGCAATATATGATTCTACAGGCACTAGGGCTTTAGGTGTTCTAGCTGCAGGCATGATGGCAGGAATGTCTTCTCCTGCCCGCAAATGGTTCAACTTAGCTTTAGCAGACCGTGACCTTATGAAGTATCAGCCTGTTAAGCTATGGCTTGATGATGTTGTGCAGATTATCCGTGAAACATTTGCAAGGTCTAATGTTTACCGTGTCCTTCATGGCCTGTATGAAGAAACAGCAACCTTTGGCACTGGATGTGCCATGTTGTTTAGGGACAGGAAAGATATTATCCGCCTTTACCCACAAACTGTAGGGGAATACTACATTGCCCAGGACAATAGATATGCAATTGATACCTTGTATCGTGAATTTCAGATGCAGGTTGGCCCATTGGTTAGGGAATTTGGCATTGAGCAGGTGAGTGTAGCGACAAGAACCCTTTACGACGAAGGCAAAGTTGATGAATGGGTAACTGTTCTTCATGCTATTCAACCTAGATTAGACAGGGATGCGGCAAAACAAGATGCTATTAACTTCCCTTATGAGTCTGTTTTCCTTGAAACAACTTCAGAAGACAATTCATTCCTAAGAATTTCAGGGTTTAAAAGGTTCCCGGCACTTGTTCCTAGATGGACTGTGCGTGGTGGGGATGTCTACGGGTCTGATTGTCCAGGAATGACTGCTCTTGGTGACATTAAACAGCTTCAAGACAATCAATTAAAGAAGGCCAAGGGCATAGACTATCAAGCTGACCCTCCATTGCAGATACCAACTGCCCTTCGTGGTAGTGAAGATGTGCTTCCAGGTGGAATTAGCTTCTATGACCCTGCTGCTCCAACTGGTGGTATTAGGTCAGCCTTTGAAGTAAACCTTAATCTTCAGCATTTATTGGAAGATATCAATGATGTTAGGAACCGAATCAACGGGTCCTTCCATGTTGACTTGTTTCAGATGATAGCCTTGTCTGATAGAAGGCAGATCACAGCTAGGGAGATTGATGAAAGGCACGAAGAAAAGCTATTGGTACTAGGCCCTGTTCTTGAACGCAACCAGAATGAACTCTTAGACCCACTAATTGACAACACCTTCAACATCTTGCTTGAAGATGGGCTATTGCCACCCCCGCCTGAAGAACTAGAAGGGCAGGAAATCAACATTGAATATGTTTCCATGCTGGCACAGGCTCAAAAGGCAGTAGGCATTGGGTCACTAGATAGAATCATGTCAACTGTTGGCAATATGTCGGCTATTGTTCCGCATGCTCTCGACAAGCTTAATATTGATGGAATCATTGACGAATATAGTGACATCCTTGGTATATCTGCTGAGCTTATTGTTTCCACTGATGATGCTAATGCTTCGCGGGAACAGAAGATGGCTGAACTACAAAAACAACAACAGATGGCTATGGTTCCTGAAATGGTAAATACAGCTAAAACAGCTTCTGAAATACCCACACAAGATGGGGCTAATGTTCTTGAAAATGTGGCTAGTCAGTTCACACAGCAATGAACAGCATCCATAAGCACAGGGAAGAGAAGCAGAATGAAGCAAAGTCTAAAAAAGATCAGAGACTTGATGATCTTAGGCAAATACTTAACCAACCCTGGGGCAGAAGATACATGGACGGGCTTTTAGAATACCACTGTGTATTTCTTAGTATTCCAGGGGGGAATAATTCCGAACGTGACAAGCGTTTGGGTATGCGGGAGGCAGGATTAAGAATAATGGCCGACATTGCTGAAGCAAGACCGGACCTACTAAAGCTCAAGCTGAGCGACTAACAGGAGAAATAAGATGGCAGAAGCAAATGAAACAACCGCACCGGAAGAATCCACGGCGGAAGTAACAACCGAAACTACAGATAGCCCGGAACAGGCACAGCCACAGGCAGGATCGGAAAAGGAACAAGGAACAGATGGATCATCAGAAGGGCAGGCTGTTGAATACCAAGCTTTTTCAATCCCAGATGGGTACACAATGGATAAAGCAGAGGCAAGTGATTTAAGTGACTTTGCCAAGGAGTTCAATTTAAGCCAAGAAGATGCTCAAAAGATGGTCAATAAGCATTTTGATTATCTTAGCAAGAATAATGTGAAGCTAGAGGCATTGAAGTCAGACCAGCTTGGGGAATGGGCATCTGAAGCTACTGCTGATAAAGAATTTGGTGGGGCTAATTTGTCTGAAAACATGAATGGTGCTAGGAAGGCCATGAACTCATTTTCCCAGCCAGCAGTTGACGCTAACGGCAAGCCTATTCTTAGTTCTGAAGGCGCAAATAAAGGCCAACAGATGACTGAGATTGAAATGCTTATGAACCAATCAGGTTGGGGGAACCATCCTGCTATGATCCGAGTGTTCCACCGTATCAACCAAGCTATGAGTGAAGACAAGTTTGTGCAAGGCGACATGAAGCCTTTTGTCAAAGCTAAGAGCGCGGCTGAAACAATGTATCCAAGTATGAAATAAATAATTCTGGAACAAGTAAGCTCTATCTAGGCCAAGGATGGCCCTAGTTGACAGGACGTTAGTAGATAGAGCGACTGGTAGAGCTTGCAAGGTCCGGGTACTTTTACAACACCTTTTTTAAGGACTTTTAGTTATGGCAACTTTATCAGTAGTAAACCCAACCCTCGCTGATGTAGCAAAAGCGACTGACCCAGATGGGAAGATAGCAACAATCGTCGAGATTCTTAATGAAACCAATGAAATCCTAGACGACATGGTTTGGAAGGAAGGCAATCTTCCAACTGGGCATAGAACCACAATCAGGGCAGGACTACCTGCTCCGACTTGGAGAAAGCTCTATGGAGGCGTTCAGCCTAACAAAGCAACCAATGTACAGGTCACTGATACGACTGGTATGCTGGAAGCTTATGCCGAGATTGATAAGGCGCTTGCTGATTTGAATGGCAACACCGCTGCATTTCGCATGACTGAAGACCGAGCCCACATGGAAGGTATGAGTCAAGAGTTCAGTGACACCTTGTTTTACGGTAATGAAGGAACAGCCCCGGAAGAATTTACTGGGTTTGCTCCTCGCTTTAATGACAACTCTGGACCGGCTAACGCTGACAATATCATTTTAGGCGGTGGTTCTGGTGCAGATAACAATAGCATCTGGTTGATTTCTTGGGGAGAAGATACTGTACATGGTATTTACCCTAAAGGCTCTAAAGCTGGATTACAGTTTTCAGACAAAGGGCAAGTAACTGTTGAAGATGCTTCTGATGGCTCTAACTCTGGACGCATGGAAGCCTACCGATCTCATTACAGATGGGATTGTGGTCTTTCGGTTCGTGACTGGAGATATGTAGTTCGTATCTGCAACATCGATCAGTCTGCGTTGACTGGCGACAAGACTGGTTCATCTGCTGACATTACCGATTTGATGTCACAGGCAATTGAACTTTTGCCTAACGCCGCTAAAGGACGCCCTGCATTCTACATGAATCGTGGAGTCCGTTCAGTATTGCGTCGGCAGATCAACAACACAACCAACGTCAACCTGACTCAAGACCAGGTTGCAGGCAAACATGTTATGTCATTTGATGGCATCCCAGTTCGCCGTTGTGATAGCTTGACCAGTGCAGAAGCAACCATTTCTTAAACAAGATGGTCTTTAACTTAATACAAACTTCCTTAATAGGAGTACAACCATGAGTATAGTAGACGCACGATTAGAATGTAGTAACGCACAAGCATTAACTGCTACTGCAGATTCAACAAATGTCATTGATTTGACTGGCACGGCACTCCAAGTTGGTGCTGGTCAGCCTCTGTACATGCATTTCAATGTGGGTGTGGCGGCTGACTTCACATCCAGTGACGAAACATATAGCTTTAGTGTTTCAACTGGAGCAGCTGCATCTTTGGGAACAGCACTAGCAACCCGCGCAATTGTTGCAGGAACATTGGTTGCTGGCTATAGTTTCACAATTGCAGTCCCAACTACTGGGATGCTGCGGTACATTGGTGTTGAGTATGTTTTAGCAGGTACGTCCCCAACGATCACGGTAGATGCTTATCTATCAGATCAAGAGGCGTTCACATGGCAGTCCTACGCTGACGCTATCTAACGGTAGCTGAAGCACCTCCCGGGGGGCGGGGGCTCATCACCTCCGCCTCCTACCTTTCATCTTAGGAGTTTTTAATGGGTATTACAGTTAAAGCACTATCAGCAGGCTATTATGGGACTAGACGCAGGCCGGGAGATATATTTGATATTGAGTCAGAACAAGACCGTGGAAAGTGGATGGGTGAGGTTGACGACGCCACCATCCCAAAGGAGCAGAGACAACCATTCACATCGGTTGTCAAAGGAACAGAAGCTGGTGGGAATGTATTTGCCTCATCTGGGAAAAAGCCTGTCTGGGAAGAACCTGTAAATGAAGAATATAAAGGCTTTGATGAGAATAAGGAGGACCCAGCAAAATCACCAATAAAAAGGAAGTCTCGAAGTAAAACAAAGAAATAGGAGTGAAGCATGGCAACAGTCATTGATATATGCAACCTAGCACTTGGGCATATTGGCGACCCATCTGAAATCACAGCTATAACCCCACCTGATGGGTCAAGTCAGGCAGCTCAATGTGCTAAGTTTTACCCTATAGCAAGAAAAGAGTGCCTTTCTGACCATAATTGGGGCTTTGCTAAACGCAGGCAACTCTTGGCTGAAATCTCAGGGACTGCCCCTTCTGGGTGGGAGTATTGGTACACTATCCCAAATCCATACCTTGTGGCAAGGCAGGTTGCAACTGAAGGATATGACACCCCTATAAAGTTTGAAATTGAAGGGGATGATACTAATGGGACTATAGTTCTTTGCGACACAGAAGATGCTGAACTTTGGTATACAACTGACGTAGAAGACACCACTAAGTTTCCTGCTAGTTTTGTTCATGCTTTATCATGGCTATTAGCTTCTTTCTTGTCACTACCAATCACTAGGGATTCTAAGATTAAAAAAGCCACATACGATCAATATTTGTTTACTCTGGGCAAGGCTGCTTCTGTTGATGCAAACGCAGGCAAGCAAGGCAAAACAGGGCTAAATCTAAAGACTTTTGAACCCAGCGGGATCAAGGCGAGGAACTAATGGCACGAATTCATCAGAGGTCTTTTGGTGGAGGCGAAATTGCTCCTGAAATGCTGGGGAGAATTGACCTCAACCACTACCAAACTGGCTTAGACACATGTTTAAATTTCTACCCACTACCTCACGGGCCTGTTGTAAACCGCCCCGGCTTTCAATTTGTTAAGGAAGTTAAAAATGGAGGTTCTACTTCAACCAGGCTAATCCCATTTATTTTCAACACAGATCAAGCCTATGCCCTTGAATTTGGCAACCTTTAC